TATCGCCTTCAACATAAAGTTGTTCAGGTTTTCCAATAACGGCTTCCATTTCAGCACAATGGTCAACTAAAGACCATATCAAGTTTTTACCTGCTGGACCTCTTTCTTTTAAGGTTTTGGTGAATGCTTCAGGAACGATAATATCGTTATCTAAATCTACATTACCTGTCCTTGCCCATACGGCTTTTACTCTGCGTTGTTCGGTGTCAACATCCATTACCTCATAACCGATGTCTTGTTTCTCAACAATTAAATCTTTAGATGCGTAAGTTTTCATATTTACAAAGTTATATTTTTTTTTGTTATTCAAACAAGTCTGCAATCAATCTACCAATTTGCATTCCTACTGCGTTAGTTAATATCCCCCAAATCATTCCGACATTCCCTTTTGGTGGGTTATTTTCTAGCTTTAATAGTTTGCCATTTTTATCCCTTTGTGCCTCATATCCTAAAGTACATCGGCAGTTGCAAACATCAGCAGCACTTCCACTTGAATCGCAAGGATGAAGCATAAATTCAAATCCACCTTTTTTGTTTTGTATTTTAAAGGTTGCATCCATTGGTATTTTTGTGCCATCCATATTTAGGTGGTCAAATTGGTCTCTTGGAATCCTTCTTGTTCTATTGTCTTTTGCAGCAATCCATTCTTTGACAGTTACTAATCCTGTACTCGTTGCACCAACCATTGAACCAATATTAGCTGCCCTTCCTGTTTCCGTTCTAGCAATAAGTTCTGCTCTATAATCAGTAATTCCTGCACCCCTTAATAAAACAATTGTTTCAGGTAGTGTTAGGTTTTTTTCGGCTGATTGAACTAAATATCTTCGTATTTGGTCTTTGGTAGTTTGAGTAATATCGGCAGCTAATTGGTCAAGTCCTTGCGTTTGCAAATACTGAAGGATTGTGTAACTAAACAAATCCGTTTCAGCTGATTTAACTTCCAATGCCTCGTAATGCCCTTTAACTGACCTTTTAACGACCTTACTACTAATTTGAGCCATCTTTACACCCATAGCTAAATGGAGCTTTTGTATGGTCTTTTTAATGGCTTTATCGCTAATTGCGTTGTAGTCTAGTGTACGGCAATAGGTATTCACTTGATTTTGCAGTTCTTTCTTGAACTTCGGTGAATATTGTTTTAATGCGTTGGCATATAATTTTCTATAATCTTGCCAAATCATTTTATGGGTTTTGGTCAGGAATATTCAAAGGTTGAAATTGGTCAATAGTTTGCAATCCTGTTGGGATGTAAAGTTTCTCTAACTCTTCAGTAGGGATATAATCAGGCACTTTGATATTCATTATTTCCAACTTTTGTTTAGGACTAATCCACCACGCTTTATCTAGCCAATCAGTTTGCTCGGATTTGTTTGCTTCTAATTCCCCGTAAACTGAAATGTCATAATCAACATAAAGATTTGTTCCTTTATAACCCCAATCCGTGTGTAATTTTCTATTAAGATTTTCAGTCAATGCGTTAAGTAATGGGATTGCACAACGAAGCGTTAATGCCTTTTCCCCTTCTTTTTGATTGTTATATGTCTTTGAATCGCTATCGTTTAAAAGTTGACTAGGTACTCCGTAAATGTTACAAAGTGCTTTTAAATCCCATTTTTCCGATTCAATGATATTAAGTTCCACAGGTGAAAGTCCGATTTGTTTCCAATCTACTTTATAACCTGATACTGCAATTGAATTGTAGTTTAAACTACCACCTTTTTCGCTTACTGCCTTTTTAAGTGCTTGTGCTTGTTGTTGACCACTTGTTGGGTCATAGCGTTCATCATTCATAAATAAAACTCCAGCAGGTCCACCATTTTGAAATGATGCAACGGCAGCGGTTTTAGCTTCGTTACTTCTAGTTAAGTTCTTGGCTGCTGCTCTTAATGGGCTTTGTCCGTACAATTGTCCACCTGTAACTCCCCATTGTGGATTAAAGTATTTATCGTGTAAGATTTCTTTTGTATCAAATGACCACATTTGCCCATAATATAACTGATACCCAGCCCTTGTTGGGGGGAACACATTGATATTTGCAATGATAGCCATATACTGACTAGGCAAAGCAAATAACTCGTAGGGTTTGCCCTGATTGTTTCCTGCTTCAATAAGTTTGCCATAAATAAAAGAATTACCTGTTATCAATTTAAAACCGCACCATTGTTCAACCAAATCACTCCAGCAATCTTCCTCATTTGGATATTTTAGCAACTCGTTTAAGCGTTGGTCTCCTGTATAAAGTTCGTATGCCTTTTTGTGTAATTGCTCAAGTTCTTTTAAGTTGATATCTTTTTGTGCAGCTAAAGATTTGTATTTCTTTGCAGCCTTTTCATCTACAACCTTATAAACGTGGAATGGTGCAATTTTAGCTTTGTCGGTAATTAGTTTAATGATTGAGTAAACTATATCATTTGCTACATATCCATCATCAACAAAACTTCTTTGGTCTGCTCCTTGCCAAGTAACTATACCCCTTTCAATTGCTATTTGGGAGTTCATCGGAATTGTTGGAAATAGTGTGTTAATCTTCTTTTTAGTGAAGATGTCAAATAAACCCATATTATTAGAATTTAAACAAAGATAATATAATTACACTAAAATACACTTACTTCAAATCGCATCTTGGTTAAATGCGTAAATACCGCATACCTTGAAGCATCCAAAGCATCATCATTTGCTTTTACAGGTTCTTCAATTACATTATCGTTTTTATCCTTTTTCCATTTGTAAGACATAAATTCCCTTTTAAGATTTTGGCTATGAAAGTGAATGTTTATAGGATAAGATTTCATTTTAACTATTCCTGCCCATACATCTTTTTGAGCAGGTTTAATATTAAATCCTTGTCGGTAAAGTTCCTCTATTGATTTTGGTTCTGCTGCATCTGCGTAGATTGTTGCTCGTTCAGGTACTTTCTCTTTTATCAATCTTGTAAGGTCGGATAAAGTTAATCCGCTTTGATAAATGATTTCCTCAAAGTAGTTTTCTCCTTCGTGATGGGTAACCTTTATGAGTGCAGCTGGATGCACATACCCAAAGTCAAGCCCATAGAATACATCGCCTTCGGGTGCGGTGTCGTATTGTTTCCATTGGGTGTAAATAAGTTCTTTTGCTGCACCTCGTTCTCCTAATCCATAAACCTTCCACATAAAGTCATCAGGTAAGTTCTTATATTGCTCAATGTTTTTTATTTGTGATTCCGATAAGTTTGGCAGGTTGTTTAAGTAGGTAGAATGGATGCGTTTGTTTTCAGGATTGTCGGCTATTTCGTAAACCCAATTGATAAAGTCAGCAGGATTCCAATCAAGAAACACCTTGCCTGTGGTTCGCATTAGTAATTGGTCGTAAAGTGTACGCTTAATTAAGTTGGCTTCGTTGATAAATAGAACATCCCTTGCTGGTCCTCTTGCCTTGCTTTCATCTTCTAATCCGAATAGTTCAATGTAAGACCCATTGGGGTAAGTGTAAATAAAATCGGAAAAGCTAAAGTCATTGTCTTGCCATAAACCCCAATTCTCCATTATGGATTTAAAATCTCTATAAACTCCACGCTTAATATGTGGAAGGGAATGCGAAACTATTGAAATCCTAGTCTTTGGATTGTTGTAGGCTATTTCAATCAGTAACTGAACAATGGAATAAGACTTTGAACTCCTTGTGCCACCCTCATTGCAAATGACAGGATAGCTGCCCTCGTATGCTCTTTTGTTGGCAAAGAATACAGGTGTTGCATTAATCTTCAATTGGTTTGCATCGGTCATCTTCTTGTATTACTATTTGAACGCTACCTTGAATGTTTGCGTTTATGTCGGTTGTTTGTTTTGCTCTGCCTTCTAATCTATCAAGTATTTCCTGATAAGCCTTTAAATCCCCTTTGAATGCCTTTTGTAATACCATCATATCTAATTGCTCGGCAACTGTAAACTCCTCTTTTTCCCCTGTAATTGCGTTAGTCTTTATTTGGGTTAATTCTAGTAAACGAAGCCATCTAGTTTTAGAATTAAGTACTCCTTTAGGTTTTCCATTAGGATTTCTTATTTCACCTTTTTTTGCTGGTATCAAGTTTTGTTCATTTGCCATAATCTCTAATCTATTTCTAATCAATTACAAAGTTAAGCCTTAAACCATTGCAACCAAATTTGATGTGCTATTTGTGCAGTCATTATTGGGGGAACTGACATACCAATAAGATATTTAGGTTCAATTTTTATAAAATTATAATCTAAAGGATAACTACCACACATTTGTATTGATTCATCACTTAAAACATTTGGATATTTATAATGAATTAATTTAGCGCCATCAGTAGAAGTTATTGTATTAATTACATCTAAATCACTAATTTTTATAGTATTAAAAAAACTTCCTTTAGGATGGGCAAAAGATAAAGATTTACCTTTTGGAGTATTAATCCACCATTTATAATATGCTTCAGTTATTTGTTTACCTAATACATTTTTACATTTTTTTTCAACTTCCCCATAAGGGATTGGTTTTTCATTAAAATTTAATTTTAAAGGTTTAAAGTTTAATTGTTTTTTATGCCCTATAAAAAATACCCTTTCCCTTCTTTGTGGAACTCCCATTGATGCACTATTTAAAAGGAATATTTGTACTTTATATCCTGCTTGTTCCATTGTTTCAATAATCTTTTTTGAATAAGCCTTTGCATTACCTAAAATAATACCTTTTACATTTTCTAATAAAAATACTTTAGGTTGTAGTTTTATAATAGTATTACAATATTCAAATACTAAATCATCTAAAGTTTGAATTGCCTGCCCTTCCCTAAATTGCTTTTCTTTACCCCAAGCCTTTTCTCTACTTCCTGCCATTGAAAATGTTGAACAAGGTGGGCTACCATCTAATAAATCAAGATTATATAATTCATCGGGTAAATCAATAATTTTATTAAATTCCCTAATATCTTGATTGTAAAGGTATTTAGGATTATGGTTTGTTTTATAAATATCTGCTACTTGTGGGTCTATTTCAACACCGCCTAAATGAGTATATCCAGCTAATTTATAACCCATTGTTGAGCCACCACCACAAATAAAAGTTCCAAATACTTTTAATCCATTAGGTTCAATTCCTTTTGATGGATAACCATCTGTTAAATTCCATTTATAAGGGAATCTATGGTCATTAAATATGTAATTAATCATTGCCTAATAATTTCCATATTGCCTGTTCAGGTGTAGATGCTAATTTTAATAAAGCATCCTTTACAATATGATATTCATCTTCGGTATATTTTAAAGTAATTGTCATTGAATCAGTAACATCATCAAGACTTAATTCTTTATTTTTATTTGCAAATCCTTCAGTATCAAAGTTTGGTATGTCTAATCCCCATTCTTGTATAAGGTCTACTTCCCAATTGTTTGCCAATTCTGACCAATCCCACTCGCCATATCCTACATTGTCTTTTACAATAAATTCCTTTTTCTTTTCCTCGCTTAAATTGTTTGCGTGTATTACAGGAACATCGGTAAGCCCAGCTTCAATACAAGCCTTTAGTCTCATATTGCCACCTAATACCATATTATTCTCATCAATGACAATAGGTCGGAGTTCAAGCATTTGGGGGAAATCTTGGATTGACTTTACAAGTTGTTTAAACTTATTATCCTTTATGATTCTAGGATTGTTTGGGTTTGGTTTGATTTCGTTGATGTTCATAGTTATTTTATTACTTCTATGTCAAATATATATTTAGATGAATAAGCATCATAATATCTTGTAGCCTCACTCAAAGTATTAAATGTTCCTTTTATATCATTATCTCTGCGACCTATTGCAATCCATCCAAATAACAATGTTTTCTTTTGTATTTGATAAAATTCTTTGTCAGTTCGCTTATCTCTTATTTTAACTAATCTTAAATCATTCATACTATCGGTTTTTTGTTGGTGTTCTAATGGATGCAGTTTGTGGCACTTGATTACTTTTATAGTTTTTTATGTCCAATTCTTTTTTGCATTTATTACATTTAAATGTATAGGTTTTAAGTTCACTATGCCAAATGTACCTTTCATTTAAAGTTCCACACTTGCAGTTATATTCTTTCTTTGAGAATGTATCTTTCATTATCCTTGTCGGTTGTATGGTTTTGTTGGTTTGTCTTTTGGTCCGTTACTTTTTTTGTACTTACCTTTTTTTCTGCTGCCAAATGATACTTTGCCGTTTGCGTTTAGTTTCGCCATTATTTATACTTTTCAATTATTTCATTAAGTTCGGTTCTACTCCAACGCTTAATTAACCTATGTTGGCTTTCTAGGTGTAAAACCATTCGTTCGCCTATCTTATCAATTAGGTTTCTGCGATAGCCTATTAGGTGGAATTGGTCAAATCCGTTGCAAGATTTACATTCTCCGTTGACATTGTACTCATCAAAACGAAGGGCTGAACTGCCCTTAACAGGAACATAATGCCCAGCATCCATACTTTCATAATCCTTTACTTGACCGCAACTAATACAAGTAAAATATCCATCTTGACTATCTCTAGTCCTTATGTAGCGGTTAAATATTTGTTGAGCCTTTGCGGTTAATCTTGGGATATTTTGTAAAGCCATAATGCAAAATTAGGGTTTTATAGTACGAAAAACAACTATTCGGTCTTTATGGGTAAATCGTTTCTTATTGACAGGGTTTAAGGATTGTTTTATTTGGTATTCATTTACTCCTGTTATTCTTTTTGCGTAGGATATGGATTTAAATATTATTTCTTGTTTTTTGTCTAGGTATATCATTCTCACAGGTTGCGAGTTCTCTGCTCCATTCATTTGCTATGTCGTTTAGTAATTTTGTTAATGGAATTAAAAATCCTTTTGAACTGTTGTTATCACCTCCGTTTTTGAGAAATAAGTTTTCTTTGTAATAACTCCTACAAACTTGTTTTAGTGCTTTTGTTGGGAATATAAAAGATATGTCAAGTTCATCTATTCTATAAATCCAATACTCTGCGGTGGTGGTTGCTAATCCGCTGGGCTTACCTCTTGATTCGTATTCAAAGAATAAGTTTCCTGTTTTATGAATTAACCTATCGTTTTTTACTTCAATATGTTTACCATCGGAAAACATATAATTTATTAAATCTTCGGATTTTTCGCCAAAGTTTAGGTCGTGGGTAAAGCTGGATGAATATTTCATTTTAATAATCGTTTAATTTCGTAGTATAGGTCAAATGTTACCAATATGGTAATAGCAAGTATAAAGCCTATAAATATCCTTGTAAATTCAATTGTCAGTTTAAACAGTTCTTTCATAGTTGGTTATTGTAGTGCATCATTAAAGAATACTTTTTACATTGTTGTTTCATTGTTTCCTCATCAATTAACATATCTTGTGGTCGTTTTGAATCAGCTAAAAATACTGCCCTTACTTTGGCTTTAATCATTTCGCCTTGTTCCTTTGATATTTTAATTTGTTTTCGCTTCCATAGGTAGTCAAATACCTGATGGTTTAAAAACTTCCAATTCTTTTGCTCGGATTTATTCCAATAATCTTGCTCATCCTTGATGGCTTGTTCTTCATCTATTTGCATTGGTGTTTCGTTTATTTCGTTTATTTGTGTTTTTTGCCTTACCTGTACTGCTATCTTTTTGTAGGCAGACATTACTTCACCGATTAATTTAGGGTTAAATATGATATGTTTTTCAACTGATAACTTATCTGCTGCTAACATTTCAAATGCGGTTTTTAGTTCCTTAAGTTTAAATATTCCGTAGTTATCCATCACAAAATCAACTATAAAATCAAAATCATCCATTGCTGGTGTTTGTGTTCCGCTTAATTGTAAACAGGTTTTTAATACCTCTTTTACTTCTATTTTTGAGCATTTGCTAATACTCATTGAATTGATTGCCTCGTATATTTTAACCTCGTATTTATCGGTTAATTTATAAGCTATTTCGTTTTTGGGCTTCTCGTTCAGCATAAGAGAGTTGCTGATTTGGATTAGTTCGTTTTGCATTTGGGTTATAATTTTTATCTATTAATTTTCCTTCCGTTAAATCTCTAGCCATCCAATTTTTTGCGGTGGCTATCCAGTCCTTCTTTTTTTCGCCTTTAGAATCCGACCAATTTTTAATGACCTCAAAATAGTAATTGAAGTTAGCAATTTCATATTGAGTTCCAATAAATGATTGTTCAAATTTTTCAATAGTATTTACATCACTATCTACAAAAAGGGTTGTGCCTACTACTTTCCTTTTATTTACTTTAATTTCCTTTCCTTTTATTTCCTTTACTTTACTTTCCTTTGCATTAGCCTCCCCAATAGCCACCCTATTACCCCACCTATTATTTGCACCTGTTTTACCGCTTTCACTTAACTTTAATCGTAATTCTAAATGATGGGCTAATCTTTCCGACCAAAACTCGCCTGAATCAATTGTAAATAAGCCAAAATTCATTAATACCCCATTGACTTTTACATCAGTGCAGTGCATTTGCATAGCAAGTACAGGGATAAGTTCAAGGGGTAATTTGCCTCCAGCGTTGGCTAATTGTTCAATTAAATACCAATAAATACCATAGCCTTCCATTCCTAATTGATGCCTTAAAAAAAGGACTTTAGTATCATTTGCAGCGTTATAATCGTGGCTGAAATAATATGTATTACTTTTCATAAATAAAAAAGCCCTCGGAATTGCTGGTAGTTGCAGTACCAACGCATCTTTGGGCAATAAGTTTACAATAGAATCTGCAACATTCTTAAACAAAAATACTAAACATTTACCATATCCTCAAAACTTTGTATGGCTTTAAAAATCTCATAAGCAACTTGTGGCACTATTGCATTTCCGTAGGCTTTGATTGATTGATTTTTCCATTTAGAAAAGGTAATAGAGTCCAATTCTTTGGGAAACCCATCATCTCCTCCACATATTGGGGGTTGAGTTGGGAATGAGCGGAAATCCCCTTTCTCATCAAATATCCTACTACGTGGCTTCTCTTTAATTGACTTGGCGGAAATGTGCTGTTTGTATAATCTTGCAGAGTTGGAGTAGGCAAGAAACCAAGTTCGCTCTCGTTTGTGTGGAGCGTTTTTGCTACAAGCTGGAAGTATATACGCTTGTACTTCGTACCCCTTATTTTCCAATTCAACTTGCACCTCGTTGAAAACCAGCCCCCCCCCCCAATTAACAATTCCGAGTACGTTTTCGCCCACCACCCAAGTTGGTTTAACTTCTTCAATTGTTCGCAACATTTCAGGCCACAAGTGTCGTTCATCTTCTTTGCCAAGTTGTTTTCCTGCAAGTGAGTATGGTTGACAAGGGAATCCTCCTGTGAGAACATCAATTGTTCCTGCGTGAATAGTGAAATCGGTTTTTGTGATGTCATTGTAAGATTTTGAATTTGGGAAATGGTGGGCTAAAACTCTTTGACCAAATGGATTCCATTCGCAATGGAAAATGTTTTCCCATCCCATCCACTCGGCTGCCAAGTCAAACCCACCTATTCCGCTAAATAATGATGCGTGTGTCATTTATTAATTTTAAAATGGCAAATCTTCAGCATCTTCTAATTCCTGTTTGTTTTGGGCAAACTCCTTTTTAGCCTCCCAAACATACTCCTTCCCATTTCCGCAATATTCCTTTTTGGCTTTCTCTGCCCTTTCATTTGCGGTTTGTCCGTTGTAAACTGTGTGAGTATTTTCAAACTTATCCAACTCTTTGCGTTTTTCTACTACGATTGTAGCGTAGTGATTTCCGTTTTTGTGTGCAGTAAATTTGATGTCCTCTTTTTTGATGTTTAATACAATCATTGTTTTTAATTTAAGTGTTTATTAATTTGTTCTTCTTCTATTTGGTTTTCGGTTTGCCTATCTTCTTCCAACTCATCTTCATCTTCCCAATCACAATGCTCAAGGCAATCAGGACAAATGCCTATTTCAGTCATATCGGTTTCTGCTCCGCAGCAAGTACTAAATCCCATATTAATTGTTTTTAGATTTGAAATAATTTAATTCCTCGTGTTTAATATCCAAAGCCAATCGCAACGCAACTCTTAATGTTTGTAAAACGTAATTATCTTTACTTAAAGTTGTGGCTTCTATTTCGGTGATTGATTTGTTTAATTGACCAATCATCAAGTCAATGCTAGGAAATTCATTCATAGTTTTCGTATTGTTCGCTAAAATCACTCATCGGAATAAATGGTTTTGGCTGGGTTAATAATGGGGTTAACATTTCAGGGTAATGTTTTGCCTTGTATTCCTTTAGTTTTGCTTTTGCTTTTCTAATCTCGGTTAGATATTCATTTTTCCAAAATCTATGACAAGACTCAAATTTATATTCATAATAGCTAACATTATCCCTTAATTTTTCAAGTTTAGTGTCTATCATAAAGTTGATTGTTTGGTTTTAAATATTTCTTTTAATTCAGGGCTATTGTTTACTAAATCCATATTGTATGAATATAGCGTTTTAAGTTCCGTTTTTGATACGCAAAGGTCAACTGCTAACTCTACATCCAATTCAGTAAGATGTGCCTTTAAATAGGCTGATTCATCGGCTTGTTGCATTTCCTCGCTGGTGTATATCCCTGACAAATCTTGCGGATAGCTTTTACGAAGTGCCAATGCTTCTGCCACCTTCTGCAACATTATATGTGGTTTTGCCCATAAACCCATCGGTTTACCATCCTTATCAAATTGGCAATACTCTGCTAAATAAGCAACTCCAACGGCTGCCTCAAAGCGGATATCATTGTGAAACCTAAATACTGAAATCTTACAGGAGATTAAATTACCTTCTGCATCATAAGTAAAAATAGGCTCGGATTGTCCACCATAAGTTCCTGACCTTTCCGCAATAACACGGAATCCATCAATGGATGTTTGGATGGTCATTCTTTTACCGCCTTTACTCCAGCGGTGAATACAATAAATCTGCCTTGAAAGTGCATCAAGCCCTGTGCGTTGACATTGATACAAGAAAAGTTTAAGTTCCTCTTGGGTTGCTTCAGGTGCAATTTGCGACCTGATTAACTCAATTTGCTCCTTGGTGTAAAGAATTTTGTTTGATTGTTTTTCTACTTGGTTGTTCATAACTAATGGTTTAGGATGTGAAATTAATACTTTATTTGTTAATAACCAAATTAAAGTAAAATATTTATGTTAATAAGGTCTTTTTCTAGGCTATCATCGTAAGGATGCGTAATGTCGTTTTGGATGCAAGTAATTGAATGAATGACAGTTGTATGGTCTCTATTTAATACATCCCCAATGTCGCTTAATACCATCCTTGCCTTTGTCCTTAAAAGGAACATTATCACTTGTCTAGGTTTCACAATTTTACGTTTTCGGCATTTGCCTTTAATATCTTCAATTGATATTCCGTAGTAATTGCTAACTGTTTTTAAAATATCACTAGCCAATTGTTCCTTTTCGCTCTTTGTCAATCTCTGCTTGAGTACGCTGGGTACTATCCAATAATTCATTTAATTCAATTTTAAGTTTGGTAATTTGTTTTCTTAACATTTCGTTCTCTAATTCCAAGATGTATATTTCTCGCATCATATTGCCTTTGGTGTTGTCTATGTAACTCATTGGATTCTATTTACAGGTAAAATAAAGTTTTCAGTTATGTCGTACAATTCAACAACCAACCAATAATAAGATTGAAGGATTCTCTTTTGAATGTCGTTTAATTCCGCTAATCTTATCAGGTAATTGTTTTCGTGGGTAAATAATCTTACATTATCATAACTTCCAGCTGCCCTCCATTCTGCCAATAAACCCTCCTGTCTTGCTTGTTCGCCTTGTGCTTTCTTAAGTAATTCAAGTAAACAGGTTGCTCTTTGGTGTAGTTTTAGTTGTCTGCCTTGATAGTCTAGTTTCATAGTTTATGGTTTTTCGTAGTATTTTTGAACAATAATTGATACTAATTTGCTGGGTGCTAAATACATTTTCTTTGCTTCAGCATCCACTTTCTTTTTGATGGTTTCGGGTAATCTAATGCAGACCACCTCTTTTTTTTCTACTTTCATTTGTTATTTGTTTTAATTATAAGTTTCATTATAGTATTGATTTGCTTCATCTTCAATTATATTATAGGCATCTACTATACCATACGAAAATGCTTTTAATATTTGCTCTTTTTCTTTTTCAATTAGACTGATAAGCATATCCTTTATATCATCTACATTTAAACATTTGTCAATGTTTTCTATTGCTATTTGCATTGCGGTTTTCATTTGTTTAGTTTAAATGTTTTGTAAATAAGCACACATAAGGAATGCAAAGATTAAAATAACGATTGCTTGAAATTTGCGGTTTTGTTGCTTTGACATAATTAAAGTTTTACGATTGATAAAATGATTTGATTGTTTGCAAGGTCAATGGTGCGGAATTTCACTAGGAAAAATCGTGTGCCATCAATCTCATAGTCAAGGTAGATATTATCGCCACCTTGAGCAATGAACTGCCCATTGTAAGGGTAAAAGTTGTTGTCATAGATTAATACAGGTTTCATATTGTTTTGTTTTAAAGTTTAAAATTTGTGCGTTGGTCAGCCGCACCCCTGATGGGGGTTAGTAATTATTTTGAACAAAATCTAAAAGATTAATATAATATTCAGTTTTTTCTTTTACAAATATTTCACTTTCACCACTTGTAAAAGTTCCGCCCATAGGAGTTATTTTAATTGTTACGTATTCAGATACATTGTAAAGTTGTGTAAATAAACAACCGTTGTGTACTACTTCTGTTGTTGTAATTTGATAAGTTTTCATAATGTTGGTTTTTGTTTGTTTGATAAATCAAAGATATATAAAGATTACAATACTAACCAAAAATTATTTAAATTATTTTAGTTAATTTTATGTTAAAATGCTAATGCTTTGTAAATCAATTAGTTATGTTTAAAGGTCATAAATGAGCCAAATATCGCTCAAATACGGCTCAAAGTTGTCTTATTGGGTAACTTTTGTGATTGATAAAGTTTGCTAATAGAGAACTTTTGCCTGAATTTTACCTAAAAACCTATGCAATAGTTAATAAATTGGCATTATATGTCCGAAATAGTGGGACAAATATTACAAATATTGTGTCAAAATGATGGGTAATTCGGTAGTATTGTTACCTAAATATATAAAAATGTAAACTGTTCAAGTTTTGATAGTGTTCACGAATCGTGAACAATGGTAATAAGTGAACATATTATTTACTCAATGGAGTGAGTAATTTTACTCAATGCACTTCATAATGTGCATTTAATGACGCATTTTGCAACCATTAGTATCATTTATGGCACTTTATGGTGGATGTTTACTACAAAAAAAAGCCCCTCATCGTAGAAACGAAAGGGGGAACCATTAGTATAGTCTATGAATCACAAATATACAAAAAAACCCCTAGCTTTTTACACTAGGGGACCAAACTATGAATCAAACCAAACAACCTATATTGAACCATCCTGTAACGGCTCATCGTTTGTGTCATCCACTCTACGATAGCCTTCCTTCCACAGGACTTTAGTCAAAGTTATTGATTTTTTAATGATAGCTAATTCACTATCGTTTGGGTTTAATAAGTGTAGCACTTCGTGTATCAAAATTTCGCAATGTTTCTTACCTCTTAATCTAGGGTCTAAATATATATTGCCATCACTTTCAGCAATGCCGTGTGCTTGTTCCCTTCCGAGTTTCTTGTATATAATTTTAATTCTCACGCTTTAAGTATTGCTTCATCGGGGCGTGATATTTCATCCGCTATCTTAATTCTTTGCCCACCTCGTATTTTGGCTAACATCTTTGTTACCGAATCTACTTCGCTTAACATTTCCTGATACTTTTTTACTAACCAGCTTTCTTGCTCGTTTAAGGTTAGACGATTCCAATTTTTAGGCATTTTCATTTATTTATCCGTTTTCGTGTGCATAGTATTACAAGTCTTGCATTTTAACTGAATCCTTTTTAATCCTGAAGATAATGTCCTTCTATTATTAATTACAATGTCATCACTTCCACATTCAGGGCAGCTACCTTTATCTGCTCCAAAGATAACCCCATAATGTGTTTTAGGTGGAATATGATTCCTTAATGCCTTAAATACTTGTTCTAACAATGTTACATCCTTTTTGCAATATTTAATCATTTTTTCCATTGCTACCTTGTCTTTCTTTAAAAGTATATCCTTCCAAAGTGAATACTCGGTTTTAATCTTTTGTCCTAATCCCAAAAAGTCTGCTATGTAGTTTAAACGATTTGAATTAAATCTAAACTTTGACCTTGCTATTTTCAAGGTGTCAATAGTTACATAAGCTGGGAACATTTCAATCTTATGGAATAGGCATCTTGTCCTTATCCACGCTAAATCAAACTTGTCTCCATTATGTCCAACCATTTCGTTTGCTAAATTTGCTACCTCAATAAATTTTTGTAGCATTGCCTTATCATTCTGCTTTGAATCCCATTGCAAAGAATAAACCTCTTTTTCTTCTTCCCATTTATAACATATACATATTATGGCTCGTTCTTGTATAATGTTTGATACATCAATGTTCTTTTTATATCCAGCTTCCCAAAACAATCCAATGTTTGGCGAAGTTTCTATGTCAAAGAATAGTCGCCTACGCTTTGTTTTAAGCGTGTTGGGAGTTGCCATATTATTGTGTTTGTTTATGCCATTGAATCACGCACCAAATCTGCCTCACTTTCCCTTCTTAAAACCAACCCATCAAGTCCTTTATTTTCCCAAAGTCGTTTACTTTTTTCAATCTGCTCTGCAATTCCTTCATAATCTTGTTTAGCAATCAAATCAACTATTGCCCTCATTTCTGCCCTTGAATCCCCTTCCAGCTTATTACCCCTGTTATAAACTACTGAAACCAATGCACCTTTCGTGTCATCGTTCAATAAATCCATATTAGGATAAATCTTCTTTGTCATTGCGTAATATCTAGGTAATGAACTCTTAACGAAAACTTCGTATGCCGTATTGTATGGAATCCTAACATTTAATATTTCCCCTTTAAGCATTGCCTTTGCCTGTGGTCCTTTTATCCCTATTGTTGGGCGTAATGCGTTTATATAATTCAAATTGATTACACCCGACCAGTCAAGCATAAATTGTTTTTCGGTGTTATAACCTAAATCGTACCCCATTCCGATTGTTACACCGCTTTCACCACCTGCCCAAATAGGTGCTTGTAATTTCTTGTCGTAGTATGCTCTGCCTCCAACTTCGTGTTGTATGATAAGGTCAGTTGCTTTCTTGGATATCATTATCTTTCTTTTTAAATATTTTCTCTGCCGTTGTTAATCCTAAACATCCAAAAGCCAAACTTGCAACAGCATATACCAAAGCCTCGCTGGGTGCTTTACTTAACTCACTAAATGAATTGTGATACATTGTTACGCATAACGCTACAACACATAATAACCCACATAAACGCTTCATTGATAACCTTCCGTTATCTTCGGTAAAAAATTGCTTCATCTTAATTAGTTGTATCAGTTTTAACCTTACCCCAAAAGTTCTTTTTTTCCTTTATTAGAACTGTATCGTGAATGTAAATAGTATCAACTTTAAATTGACTTATTTCACTCTTTAGTTCACTTATTTCGCTTTTCATTTGCGTAATGGTTGCAACTGCATTTGTAACTAATTGCTTTTCCTTTTTAGTTGCCTTTGCTAGAACTGTTGCAGATTTTACATTAGTTGCATTTACTTGCTTCATTAGTTCCTCAAATTCAACATCCTTGTCAATCTTTTGTGCCTGTACTCCGCAACCAAATAAGAATAAAATAAATAAATATCTCATTAGTTTATCTTTTGAATTTTACCTAATTGCTCTAAAGTAGAAAGTTTAGTACTTGCTGCTGCTAATGATGAATCACATTTGCGTAAAGCATTTGTAACCACATCAAGCCTAGTTTCTAATTTCTCAATCTTTACATCTTGATTTTTAGCCTGACCTTGAAAGGTGCTACGAACATCAACATACAAATAACCTATGGCTACTAAAACCACAAACAAAGTACCCACAACAGGGTTAGAAGCAAACTCTTTAAATTTAATTGGTATCATATTATAACTTTTTGTAAATTCCTAGTGAATATTGGTTGGTTGTAGCACCTAGTGTAAATAAGCCATTTTTAGGCATTTTAAAAGCCAACCCAAAGCCAAACCCTATCTTCTTGTCAAACTCCCTATAATCGCCTAAAACACCCCAATAAACCGCAAATTTAGGTGGCATTATCTTGGTGGTTTCTATTCTTATGGTTTTCTCTACGAAATGACCGCCATATCCCCTTCCTAATATCTTGTTTTGGCTAATGGTATCGGAAACATAAACATATTGAGCAGAATCCAGCTTTAAGGTATCGTAATACGCATAAATGCGGTTATAATCGGACATTATGCGTATAGTATCGTGAACCTCATCTATTTTTACTATTGTATCTAAAACTACAAAAGGGATGCTTTCACCCCTCTTATATTTTACTATGTTTTTAATCTCAACAATAGTATCGTACTTCGTTACTACTATCGGCTTTGTTTCTTTCTTTGGCTCAAGAACCAGCACTAAAACCGCTATGATTAATATGGCAGTTATTATGTCCTTCATCGGTCTTGTTTGTTTTGTAGTGCAATTGCAAGTTTATTTATTTGGTCAGAAATGTTATCTAGTTTTTTGCTTAAGTTGTCATCTTGTTTTTCCACCATACTAACACGAATTTCTAATTCTTTTAGCTTTAGTGAAATCTTAACATAGATTCCGATTAACCCAATAATGATAACTATTGCCTGACCAATTATAAATAAAGTTGTGTTCATTACAATTCTTCTTCTTCTTCTTTAATAAATGTGATACCTGTTGTCCAATCTTCAAGAAAACTAAAATGCTCTAAACCATTTGTGTTAATGACCTCAATAGGCTTAAACTCAAACTCTTTTTCCCCTAATGCTTTAACTTGTTCAGTTAGTTTCTTGATGCCTTCTTTAGTGAATTTGTATTGACCTTTTTCATCTAAAAGCAAGACATCTTTTTCGCCTACTGCTGCATTGTCTAATCTTAATTCCTCTACTTTAGCTTGATAATCTTCGTGATGGGTTTTAACCTTCTCGTAGATTTTAAATAGCTTCTTTTGTGTCTTTGTTTCAGAGTTCCCAATAACCGCATTAATTGATGCGACTAGGGTTTGTAGTTGATTGTATTTCATTGTTTTGATTTTAGTACAAATATATGTTAATTGTTATAGGTTTGAGTTATTGTAATTTTATGGTCTTGTTCTAAATGCAAAATAATAAAAGTTAATAATGCCGAAAACATAAAAGCAATAATTAATAAAGCAATAGTTAAATGCTTTGCTGCGGTTTCATCTGTTGTTTCAAATGGCTTCATATTAATTGTTATAGGTTTTCTATCTCTTGTTTTACTTCTTGCCAATATGGATGTTTTACAATTTTAGCAGGTATATGCTCAAGTGCATTATTAATCCCATATTGGTACATATTTGTAGCTTCTATTATCTCATCTACTGCTATTAATGCACATTGTTTAGCTTGATTATATGCTTTATATTCTTTTGCAATTCCTAAAGGTTCATTTATCCAAGCCTCATTAGGTGTAGTTTGATAAAACTTATCTACTAATTCTATTGCCTTTTCTTTTGTTCTCATAATATTGGTTTTGCCAAAATTAGTACTATTCGGTTACTTCAGCAACTTCAGGAACTATTGGTTCAGGAACAGGTGGAACATAATCCCCTATGATTGTAAGGTTAAGAACTTCAGGTGATGCACTCCAAGTATAGGCATACTCATCGTTGTTACCCCACGCTTGATACGCTTCGCCTGACATATCAAGATTACCACTAGCACATACTCCCATATTTTCATCTAATAAAGCGTAGTAGAATCTAGCATACTTAAATAACTCTCCCCCAATAGGGTAAAGATTAAAGATTGTTGCAGTTACTGATTTTCCGTTTATCCAACTTTGGATAGGAGAGATTTGTTTCATTTTATTTTATTTTATTAGCAGTAATTAATTGTTAATATTACCCCCGATGTATTCACTTGATATGAACCACCGCCATAAGAATAGTTAAATATCCACCTACTTGAGCTAAATGTTTTAGCCGTTGTCAATGCTCTATTAGTATATAATTGAGCACCAACTGCAAAAGTTGATGAATACAAAACTTGGTCTTCTAATCCCATTGCAAGGCAACTTGATACATTTGTACTACTTGTATCAAAACTTGCTTGTAATATAAAGTCTAGTTTAGTTAGGCATTTTGAATTAGATACACCTGTAAAAGTATCATAAAGATTCATTGTTCCATCATTAACATAAAAGTATATACCATAAGTATTTAAATCTCCAACAGTCATTACCTCTCTTGTATCAGGCGGAGCAGTTGGATAATAGCTACCATAATAAGCACCTGTTGACACTCCGTTTAAGAATGCCTTAAAAGTTACTAATTGATTGTTAGCGTTACCTGCCCAAGTATCTGCCATATTAGTTAAGTTTAGCTTTTAGTTCTTTAATCTCTTTTTGAAGTTGTGATATTAAAATTGTATGCACATCTAAATATTTTACCGCAGTTACATCCTTGTCAGTAAGTTCAGGCATTAAAGAGTGTATTTGCTCTGCTGAATAACCATATCTAATATCTTTACTTTCATCACTTTTTCTTGTGTATTTTATTACATCAATATCTAATGCAAGTAATGGGTTAGTAGCTATAATATCTTTACCCTTAATAGAACTGCTTTCAAAGAATGAAGTTGCGGTAACTGAACTTGTAAAAGTTGCACCGCCACCACTTGCTATTGTAAGTCTTGTAGTTCCCGAAGTCTTAAATGCTAAATCACCAAAAGATGAACTACCAACATAAGATGCACCTATTGTTGCAACAGTACTTGATGTAGTAAATTCTATTACTTGTCTATTAGCACCTGTATTACCACTAATTATTACATTTCCACCTGCAACTGATAATAATTGTTCAGGACTACTCGTTCCGATACCGACATTGCCTGTTGATAACACAGTTACTGCAGGAGTACTATATGTACTTCCACCTGCTGCGGTTGATGGAGTAATTTGAATTGCATTTGAAGCGGTATTATCCTTACTTATTTGCCAATTTACTGCCGTACCTGCCGTACCACCTCTTAATTCTATTGAGTTAAAATTAGATACACCACCTCCATTTGAAAATATTGCAGATAAATTTGAACCATTAGAAAATGTACTTGTTGCATTTGCCGTTACACTACTAGAGAATGTAGCTGCTTTTGCCGCTATATCATAAAGACCACTCGCGTCAAATGTTACAAATTCAATTCTTGTAGAAGCGTCTTGTTGTCTTATTCTTGAAGTTGTACCAAAAGCAAAACCATTTGTATTTGTTGATGAACCTGTAATTAATCCACTAAACCTTCCTGTACCATTAACATCTAGCAAGTATGTAGATTCAGTAGTTGTTCCTAAAAGCAATCTACCTGCTGCCGTTAAGGTCATTGCTTGGGTGAGGCTTATAATAGAACCAGCGGTACCAGAAGGTGCGGTATAAAACTTAAATGCACCGCTAGTTAATTGTATACTATTTGCGTAATCACTTGCTCTGTATCTATTATTACCGTCATAATAAATATTATATATAAAATTAACGTCATTAGGAGCTCCCGCCAAAGCGCCTTTTGTTCCAAATTCAAATACACTAATTCCTGCACTCCACGCACTCGGTGTAACACCTAAACCTAAATTGCCTGAAGATGTTAAACGCATCCTTTCAACATCTGTTGTAAAAGTTAAACTCATTCCTGTTCCAACTCCAAAATCAGCAACAACATTACCTGCTCCAACATTTGGGTTAATAATTGTTTGTTTACCTGCTCTTGTAAATAAAGCATATCCACCAATATCAATATGTGTGCTATTATCTTGCACAATACTATTCCCTATTGTACTTGTACCTGTGAATTTAGGTAGGTAGTTGGTAGTACCTGTTCCTGTTACAGGATTAGTTAATACCCCTTGATATTGTGGAATATTTAAAGTGTTTGAAGTAAAT